ATCCCTCATGCCTTTTAAAATGCTATCTTTGATTTCATTGGCAGAAGTAAATTTAGCAACAGCAACTTCTTGGTCGGCATATAAAAATGTTGATGTCGTTGCTCCCTTCGAAAACACTCGAGCATCAAGAGAAGCAACATTGCCTTTTACACCCTTTGTAAGGGGCTTTGCTAGAATTACAAAAGAACCAAGAAGAGTTGCGCCGACACTGCTTTTCCACCCAGAACCAATTCTATTGCTTGTATATCTACCACCAATTTCTTGAGCAATAGTATTCAAAGCTGTCTTGCGATCGTCTTCTGTATAAATGACAAGCCGGCTAGCTGTAACGCGTTTAATATCGCTATAGCCAGCTTTTTTAATTTTATCTTCTATTTGAGAAATACTAATAGCCATATGCTTATTTATCACACAAAAGAAAACCGGCCCAAGTACTGCTACCGGGCCGGTTCTATTATCTATAATGTTTATACTAAATCCATCCTGGTACTTCACGTTTTTTCCAGTTATGCATGGAAGCCTTGCCATACTTGTAGTAGTTGCGGTAGTTGGCAATAGGATCTTCGCCTATGATGTATTGAGCATCCATACACGATGGCATAGGAGTCATATCCCACTCCTTTAGATTAAGAGGAGGAGATGCAATCGGAACACCGAGTTTGGTTATGGTTGCATGTTGCTTGCCATAACGATAAGTATATTCGACACCGAGAGCAAAGAGGTGATCGACCAGCCAGTTATAATTTTCCACCGACGATCTTGCCCATACAGCACTTGGATGATTGATATGAGTAGCACTATAGAGAATAGTATCACGTTCATCATTTAACGTATACACCTTCTTCTTGCGTGGACCTGACGTGTCGATTGATTCGACGCCGTCAAGGATACGATGCGCAGTGGATAGTAGCTGAGCAGTCTCAAGGATCATCTTGACGACATGCTTGTCTACCATCCACTCCGCACACTGGCGTGGGTCTTCATCTAGATAGAAGATATTCACAGACCTGCTTTCTTAACAATATCCTTGTATCCACGCCATGATGGGTGGATATTATCTGGCTGTACAAATGCTGTCGAGATGATAGTATCACCATACTTGTTTGCGATTTGTTTTACTGTAGCATTGACACCAGGTTTACAGAAACCTTTGTTGCATGGCGGCATGACCCACACAACCTTAACCGCATTGATACGATAACGCATCTTAGACAGTTCTTTATAGGTGTTAACACCTTTATGGTCGTTGGTACCAAGACTAATAACAACCTTATTGGCTTCAAGCTTGATAGTGCCCCAACGTTTGTTCCATTGCCAAGTATTAAATCCGCCTTTAGAATACGAAACGCATTCTTTAGGAGCAAACATCTTGGTACCGACGGCTATAGAATCGCCCATAATTAAACATTCAAGCATCATAATCTGCCTTGTGTACATACTTAAATTTCTGATCTTCAGACCACGATTTGAGATAGTCATTATCCTCGTCGAATACGCGAAGATACTCTGCATCATCAATCTCACGAGTAGAAGTAATCATCTCATCAATATGCATCTGAGAAAACTCTTCAGCCTCGTTCATCGTGACTGCATCCTTGGCATGTTCTGCGTTGTCGCATTCGACAACATACCGAATACGATGCATTGAGATCGTCTCAACAAGATACTTAGGCATCTTCATCTTCTTCGTATGTGAAGGTTGCCAGTTCGTCAAAGATATAGGTACCAGGTACCGAGTACCAGTCGATAACCTTCTCAAGAGACTTAATCATCTCACCGATCTGACGACGATCTTCCTTAGGATCTAGGTCAAACACACCGGTTGTACCACGTTCATAATCGAATAGAAGACGCGTTCGCGTATCCATGAGCTGCTCGACAATGATATCGTCAACAGCTTCGGCATCAAGTTCTACAGTAACCTTACTCATGCAATAATCCTTTCATGTACTTGTTTAATATGTTTACAATGTCCGTGGGATGTAAATCCCATACACTCACAAATCCAGCCATCGGCCATCATTGTAGTGAGATAGGTAGTGCCCATACAGTTTGTGTACGGCCACTGGAAGCCTATTAGGTGATGATCCTCGCTAAAGTTAATACCAGCAAGCTTGAGTGGCTTACGGTACCATTTGGACTTTTGAGGGCGAGATGTTTTCATACGGTCTGTCATAATTTAAGTGTACCATGTTTTTGGTATATTGTACACAGTATTAAGCAACATCCCATTCATATTCATCTTGAGTCACTACAGTCTCGTTACCATCATACTCATCGATACGATACAGTGTTCCCGCAGGAAGTTCTCTAATCTGCAGATCTGCACAGTAACCGTTGGCCCTTTCACCAAGTTCTTCTACGACCTGAACCAACACAGGGTCAGTTCGTGCAATACGAGAGTAGCTAAAATACAGTTCGTCTGAGCGCTTAAACCGATCTGGTCCAACAGGGTTAGCTGTTTCTTCGGCATGAATATCATCATACTCTGCTGGAGGACATAGAAAGTATTGGGCAACACCGAAGGTCATCCTGCTATGCAAAGTAATACCCTTAATTTCAGCATAGCGCATCATAGCCTCACGAGAGAGACTATATCCACCATAGCAAGCATTATATACAATCTTAGTCATTTTCATCTACCTTCTTATAACGATTAATAGTGCCATCGGCTTCTTCCACCATGACTTCATCTATCCGTGGATTGTGAGCTAGGATGCGTTGTTCGCCGTCAGCAATTATACGACCGGACAAACGAAGCCTCCGCATCACTGCATTAGCGATACCGAACTTGTTACGGTTAGTATCAATGGCTTCCTCTACTGCATCGGCACATTGCCGATACAACTCATCAGGAAGTTCCCATGAATGGTCTACCGCATTAGTAAAGTCGCCAACACGACGAAGATATGCCTGCCCACCATCTACCGAGATAGCACCACAGGTACATGTGACAAAGTCATGACGATGCTTAGAGATAATATTATCTCCGCACAGCATGCATGTTACAGCATTCTGAATAATCATACCATAATACCACTTGTTTGTTTGGTGTATTCATCTGCAACACCTTTGTAGGTCTTGGTGATGCAGACGATGTGCTCATGCTTAACGCTGATCTTATAGTCTGGACCAGCAGTGAGAACGTACGGTGCCAGACCGAACCCCTGTTGACCCATCATAACAGCATGTGGCTTGTTGATGATAACATCATTGGCTGTCTCTTCGATGAGCCGGCCGATAACCTCATCGCCACCTAGGATCTTGAGGGTAATAATGTCAGTAACTTTATATGGAGTTTCGATAATCATAATTTATAGTCCTAGTGATTTGTATGTGAAACCGAATGGCTTGCCGTTGGCAACATCCAGCGTAAGATAGTCTAAAAAGCAGTCAAAGTAGTGAGCTGCATTTTCTTCGCCGGAGTCTTCTAAAGCTACTACAGCCTGTTTGGTGTATTCAATAAGAGTACGAAGGTTGACACCGGTGCCGTCAGAAAGAACGGGCTTTTTAATCGCGTTTGACATAATAATCTCCTTTAGAATATTAGATATACAACAAATATCAAAATAAGTACATACCAAATATGCTTAAACAAAAATTTAATAGCAGTTACTAGCATCCATACGTAGAGCATAATCCACAATACGAATGGCAATACAAACAAAACTGCTATGACGGTCAGGATACTAGCCACGCCGCATCTTTGCAATGTCTATAGCGTCTTCCTGACTGAAGACTGGAACGCTGTTGGATTTGTGCATCGTAGCAATGCCAACCAGACGAGTACCAGTGTATTCATTAGGAGTCTTGGCGAACGTTACACCGATGCCATTACCTGACGGATACTTTTCACGGTGATTTGAGACGTTGTACTCCGGCATCTTGGTGCCACGGAGTTTAGGATTGTACTTGCCCTGTCGGTACGAGATGTACTCGTCGAGGGTCTTGACAGTCATACCGAGACGCTTGCACTGCTTCCTGTGGTCGAGCCAGTCCATACAATACTTATGATACTGAGCATCGCTTAGTTTGAACTTGCGCTTGCTAGTGTTTGTAGTCGTGTACGCAGGACCGAGAAGGTGCATTGTCATAATATAATCTCCACAAAAGATACGACGGGAAAGACAGTCCACTTAGCAATTCAGCAATATACGAAAGACCACTCGAGTCTTTCCCATCGTATAAGTCAATCTATCACATATTCGATAATATGTACACAACTATTTTCAATAGAAGTAGAACTCTTTGAGTTCGTCGGTCATCTCGACACTGACAGGTACCGCACGGTATCCCATCGACTGCCAATCATTGACCTCGCTTTTGTGAGCAAAGGTTTCACCAAAGAACTTATAACCATTTTCGCCGTCACCGACGATTGCATAACCAATATCTTGTTTCATTAGAGAACGTTTCCTTCTAGGACAAACTTGCGATTTTCGTGGTCGAAGATCAGGATGTTATCGTTCATCAAGATCTGTAGGGGAGCTTCACCCTGGGCGTTGTAAGCACCACCAAGACGGCTGAAGTACTCTTCGACCGAGTAGTACTTAATCAGAGCAGCCTGGAACTTGGCCTTCGTGACTGGACCACGATGCTTGAAACGAGCAACGAACTTGCGTTCGGTGCCGGTGTTGTAGTGAAGGTATCCACCGTGGTATTCAAAGTTTGTTTTAGCAAAAGCAGTCATGTACATCTCCATTCGTTATTATTCACTCTACGACACTTTTGATAATTTGTACACAGTTATTTTCAAAAAAATGAATTATTTTTTAGTTTGCCAATGAATTTGATCGGGGATGTGTTTGATATATTCGGCCATGTTGTTGACGAATTTCCGACGAGGTTTTCCGTTAAGGATAATATCGGAGCGCCAAGCGGCGACGAGTTCGATCCGATGGTTATAGTCGTTTTGATAGAAGATACAGGCGTCGAGATCTGGGTGTTGAATGTGATAGTCGACGAGTGATTGGATGTTAGGGAATTGTGGTGAGATGGTATCGTCGAAATATTGAATGGTGTACATGTAGTTTCTCCTTAATGAAGTACCACCTTACAATCTTTTCGATATATTGTACATAAAAAAATGGGCGACCCGAAAGCCGCCCATCATGCGTGTGACAGGAGGAACCCCACCTGTAATCCCGTCTATTCCATTCGTCAATTAAGACTCTTGCCTACTTACACAGTTGAAACTGCATATCCACGCACCACATAGTGTACTGTTATTTATACACGTTATGAAGTCAATTCTAGATCTTTTTTGCGTTCAGCTAAAAAAAATGCAGGTGTTTGGCCGTCAAAGCCACCACCAAAGTTAAGATGACGAACCATCTCCTTGGCCTTACGCATACCCAATCCCTTGAGTACGATCTGATCTGTTCTGGTCTCGAGGATGTCACCACCTATTTCAACATAGCCAGCACCCATATCAATCATCTGTTTGTCATTCACAATCTTATAGTTAACCATCATACTTCTCCCACTTAAAACCAAAACAAAGCTCTTGCATTTTACGATGAAACCTGTTAGGCTGCTTACCTTCCTCAACCATCCACCATGTGCCTTTCATTAATTCACACTTCCAGGTATACTTAGGATTTTTAATTAGGTTAACTTGCCAGTCTACTTTAAGATTGTCCATTACTTAAACCCTTTGAATTTTGCCTTGTCAAACTTGGTTGCTGGCTTGTAGTCATTCTCATAACGTTGGCCAACAGTCGACTTATCGAAGATAGGTGTATCATCTACCAGATCATCCTGAGCAGACTCCTCGGTGTTGTACAGTTTCATCTTAGAGTAGTCAACACCGATGACGAACCGCTTGTGCATTGCAGGATCGCCGTAACGGTTCTTCAGCTGCTTAACCATGATCTGGCTAAGCTGTTGCAGTTCCTCAGATGAGATAAGTGCAAACATGAAGTCGGCCGTAGCCGGTAGACCGAAGGACTCAGATGTGTCCTCAAGCCCAACATCAGACGATGAGTAACCAGTACGAGTTGTCTGAGTAGCCGATACGATAGGAACGTTGCACTCAACAGCCAGCCCACGAAGTTCTTCGGCGATAGCCTTAATCATCGTGTACGAGTTGACATTCGAACCCGCCTTGATACGTGATGAAGTACAGATGTTCAGATAGTCGATGTAGATGATGTCAGGTACGAAGTTCTTCTTGATCTTCAGCTCATTGATAAGGTGACGGAAGTTAGCCGAACCAGCACATGCAGTCGGATATTCCTTGACGATCAACTTGCCCTTGGCGCGTTGCTTCACACGACCCATGAGTGTGTCATAGGTTGTCTTAGGAAGTTCACGAAGGTCATCGGTTGTCATGCCCAACAGATTCGTATCGATACGTTCGGCAATCTTCTCCTCAGCCATTTCCATGGTGATGTAGAGGACATTGAGACCTGCCATCAGGTTGCCAGCTGCACAGTGACACATGAACAATGACTTACCCACACCGGTGCCGGCAAGAGCAATGTTCAGAGTCTTACGTGGCAGACCGCCCTTGGTAATCTTGTTAAAGAAGTCCAGGTCGAACGGAATCTTCACTTCGGTACGATGATAGAACTCATAACGAGCATCAGAGTCATCAAGGAAGTCATGGCCGATGTTCTGATCGAAAGATACAGCCAAAGCATCGGTCAGAATCTGAGGGATGGAACCTACAGAGATTCCATCCTTCCTGCTGTTATCATCGACCAACTTGATAGACTCCATGAGAGCATTGTAAAGAGCCTTGTCCTTACAGAACTTCTCAGTAGAATCGATAAGCCAGTCAACATCACGATCCTCACTCTTGACCAGTTCAGAGATAATGCCTTCGGCACTCTTGAACTGGTCATCGGTCAGGCCAGTCTTGTTGCCAAGGTCAATACTCAACGCCTCCTTAGAGGGAAAGGTATTGTACTTGGCAACATACGACTCGACGAGCTCGAAGATAGTACGATCAACATTATCAGTGAAATAGTCAGACTTCAAGAATGGAATTACTTTACGGGCATACTCCTCATTATTTACAAGATTTCCAAAGATAACGTTTTCTATTTTCATCAATCGTCCTCGTCTAATTCCAGATCTTCAATAACATCTTCACTCTGCATGATCGAACCTGCAGCAACGGCATACTTCTTCTCAATGAATTCATTGAACTTGGTGCATTGAAGAACGGGATGCCAGAATGAGAAGTCGTAGGTATCGGCCATGCGATAGCTCTTGTCAAGGATCTCGCCGGTTTCCATATCAACCTTCTGGTACCAACCGACCTTCGGCTTGATTACATGGCCAGACTCAAGAGCCATGTCCATCAGACCAGACCACTTGCTGATGCCCTTGTCCCATGATACCTCGATAGGAATCTTGCTCTTCTCCTTGACGAACCGGCTCTTCTCAACATTGATGATGAAGTTATAACCAGTCACATCCTTACCATCCTTCTCCTGCTGACGGCCGATGATGAAGATATTGTCAGCAGAGTAATAGATGCCGGTACCACCTGACACAACAGCCTTAGAGTACATTTCCTGCGTCTGATACGTGTGGTTAACCACGATCATAGGAATGTCCTTAAGGTTAAGATGGGGCGTAACCATGCGGAACAGCGATTTAAGCTGTTTGGCACGGGTCATGTCAGCTGCTGAGTTTTGCTTCAGTGCATCCTCGACTTCCTTCTTAGAGGCAAGGTTGCCGACCGAGTCGATCACTACGATGACACGATCGCCACGCTTGATCTCTTCGAACTGATGCATAATATCAAACTTCAACTGTTCGACATCGGTGATGGGAGTATGGAGAACACGAGATGTGTCGATGCCGAACGAGTCGAAGTAAGCTTGTGGAGTACCGAACTCCGAGTCATAGAAGAGCATGACTGCATCTTCGTATGTGTCCATGTATGCCTTGGCCATCAAGAGACTGAACGAGGTCTTGAAGTGCTTTGATGGACCCGCCCAGATGGTGAGACCTGGAACAAAACCGCCATTGATTTTACCGCTCAACGCAATGTTGATGGCAGGTACGGTTGTACGCACCATGTCCTTGGCAGTAAAGAACTTAGAGTCCGCCAGGATATCTGAGTCCTTGATTGTAGTATTCTTACGTAGTTTATTTAATAGATCCGACATATGTCCTCCTTGTATTATCAGTATAGCACGAAATATGAATAATGTACATCGTTAAGATGCAAGAATCTTGTTCAGTCTAGTAATAAAATCATCTATCTTCTTGGCACGATTTGGCCAATTGATGATTGGATTCTTATCTGCATCTTTCTGTAAGTTTTTCAAAAGAGGCATGATTGCATCGTACATCGCACGTGCTTTATCGTTGCCCTCTGCCTTAATATCTTCCTCGGCCATTGTAGTAAAGCCGAAGTCAAAGTCTTCTAGTTCAATTGTCATGCGAAAAAGTCCTCTAATGATGCACGTTTCTCTACGTGCCAGCCGATAGTGTTAATGATTGACTCAATAGGTTTGATGTATGCCTTGTCGAACTGGAGTTCACGGTTAATGAACGGTTCGATGCCGAACTCCTTCGGGAGTGTGGATGGGCAAGAGATGACATGCTCCTTGGTCGGATTCGGCTTCTTAAGATAAGCAAACTTGATCTTTTCACCTGAGCCGATGCTCTCATATTTATTCTGGAGCTTGAGATCTTTGATGATTTTATTGTAGACCACTGCCCCACGTACGTGGATGGGGCAACCGGGCTGGAACTGACTAGCGATGTAGTACTTCTCCATGTCCTTGACCGATGATGTGAAGGCAATTTCTTCGAAAGGAAGGGTATTGAACTTGACACGGAAATCAGCAACATAGCGATGCAGTGCAGCCTCATCCTGGTTCATGATGATCTCGAGAGACTTCTTAATGCCATCACGACATGACGGAGGAGTCGACGAACGGACAGCTTCGATGCCCATCATCTTCAACTTAGGCTTGTCGTACTGCACACCCTCAGAGTTCCAGACGTTGAGGATGTACATCTTCTTCGCCTTCCAGATGCCCTTATTGGCAATATTCTCACGCTTCATCTGCATCTTCTGAGCATAGGCATTCATGTTGTCTGCCAACTCTTGGTATGCACGGTCGATGAATGGTTCGATCTTCTGCTTGCAGGCATCATCGATGAACTTGACGATAGTCAGGTCATCAGCGCCGTTAGGATACATCATGTGCACCAGATACTCAAGAGTGATGTAGATCGAGTCGGTGTCCGATGCGATCACATAGTCCATGTTCTCGGTCTTGAAAAGACGGTTGAGATACTCATTCATCCTCTTCTCAATCCAACGGATGGACAACTGACCGGACATGGTGATGGCTTCGGCATGGTTGATGTCGAACCAACGGAAGTATTGGTTGCCGAGAGCACCATAAGCTGAGTTCAGCTGAATCTTCTTGGCCATCTGCATGTTGTCAAGACGGGCAATCTCCTTGAGGAGTTTCTTGTCCTTAGACTTCTCATACTCCTTCTTGACCTCGATCATCTCTTTCTTGTAGCGAGTACGATCGTTATACATGCGGTCCATCAGACTTGGCAGGAAGCCACGTTTTTCCTTCGAATACATACAAAGGTTGGCGGCGAGAGCACAGTTCGTCTTGTTAAGATATTCACCGAACTTCTCTGCACCGCCAACAAGTAAGTCGTCGATCGTCACCTTATCATTCAAGCGAGTAACAAACGTCTCGGGGGAGATATTGTACTGCATGATAAGGTGAGGGTAAAGGGAGTTAAGATCGAACGACACAACCCACTTACTTAGACCGGTCTTCGGCTCCTTGACGTGGCCACCGACCAGAGTACCGTTGTTGGACTTGCCGAATGGGTTGACAACCATGTTGCGATCCATCAGATAGTTGTGGGTAATGATATCCCACTGCTTCACCGATGCAAGGCAATCATTGTAGTTGATCTTGGCATCGTATGCCATCGCATAGACCAACTCGATCAGCTTCAGCTTGTCCTCAAGCTTCTCTACAAGTTCCACGTCATGGATGTTATATTCCATATACTTTTGAAAGTTATTCAGGCGAAGATCATCCAGGTTGTCGTACTCGGAATAGTCAAGCTTTTGTTCACCAAGTTCTACCAAGGCAATGTGGTCAAGCTTGTACGACTCACGAGTGACGTACGTGAACTTCTTGTAGAGTTGCATGTAGTCGAGAATCGTGATACCTACCGGTGTGTATGCTAGTTGCTCACGCCCACGGACAGGTACTCGGTATTCTTTGAGAATCCCCCAAGGCGAAATCCTGAGAGCAGCGTCTTCGCCGAGTATTCTTTTGATACGATTGATGATGTACGGGATGTCGAAGAACTCGATGTTCCAGCCGGTGACAACGTCAGGGCTGAATTCTGGTCCTTGCCAAACTCCCAGAAACGATTCGAGGAGAGCGGCTTCATCCTTACATTTAAAGTATGTGACATTGGGTTTATGCTCCTTGTATTCGCCGCAACCAAAGGAAATCTTCTTACCATTGCGGCCGATGGTAATAGCTGTAATCTCACTGTTAGCCGTCTCGATATCCGGGAAACCATTCTCAATACTGGTTTCGATGTCGATAGAGCACACAGAAATTTGGGCCGGATCATATTGGATCGTCCCCTTGTAATTATCATATATGTACATGTACGTGAAGTCGCTGAGACCATAGATCTTCATGCCACTTACATTGTCGTACTGGTTGAGGAACTCGCGCGCCTCGTACATAGAGTCAAAGTCGACTCGGCCGACGTACTCACCCTTGAGGTTGGTGTACTCGGTGGATTTATTAGAAGGAATAAATAGGTACGGCTTATACTTCGTGGAAAACTGGTACGGCTTGCCGTCCTTGATTCCACGAACCAGGATATTACCCTTATGCCGTGTTACATTCGTGTAGAAATTCATGATGACTCCTTGTGGCCAATATTAAGTATAACACGGGTTCGATAATATGTACACATAAAAGGACAAAAAAATGCAATTGACTGAACATTTTAAACTGGAAGAAATGACTGTTTCTCCAACTGCTAAAAAACTTGGATTGAGTAATACTCCAACTCCTGAACACATTGAGAACATGAGATACTGCTGCGAGAAGATCCTTGAGCCTGTCCGTGCAAAGTTCGGCCCTGTTACAATCAACTCATCGTATCGTGCACCGCTTGTCAATAAGGCAGTCGGCGGTTCGAAGACGTCGCAGCACGTCAACGGTCAGGCAATTGACTTCGAAGTCAAGGGTGTTGACAACAAGACGGTTGCTGACTGGGTTGCTGACAATCTTGAGTTTGACCAAGTCATCCTCGAGTTCTACTCTGCAGGTGACAAGAACTCTGGTTGGGTACACGCCTCAATCAAGAAAGAAGGCGGCAACCGCAAACAGCGTATGATTGCTACGAAGTCGAAGGCAGGCGGTACCGTCTATAAACAGGTAGCTGACTTTGATCCGTCAACGACTCGCGAAGCAGGAGCTCCTCAAGTAGCAAGTCCAGCAGTTCCGCAGCACTCGGTTGTGGGTCAAAAGGTAGCTCCAGCTGCACAGGGTCTTGGTGCATTAGCGGCTCTTCAGGCTAAGTGTGGCATTGCTGCCGATGGTAAGTGGGGTCCTGGTACTTATAAGGCAGCAAGAGACTTCTTCAAGCTAACCAATAACCAGGCTGCTCACTTCTTCGGACAGTGTGCGCACGAGTCTGGTGGCTTCAAGGTATTCCAAGAGAACCTGAACTACTCGGATAAGGGTCTGAACGGAATCTTTAAGAAGTACTTCCCAACAATCGCATCGACTGCTGGATATGCTCGTAAGCCAGAGAAGATTGCCAACAAGGTTTATGCAAACCGTATGGGCAATGGTGCAGAGTCGTCAGGTGACGGCTGGAAGTTCCGTGGGCGTGGTCCTATTCAGCTGACAGGCAAGTCGAACTATACCACATTTGCAGCAGACATTGGTCGTCCAGATGTTCTGACAAATCCTGACTTAGTTACAACTGAGCTTGCATTCGAATCGGCTCTATGGTTCTTCCGTAAGAACAACCTGTTCGCAATCGCAGACAAGGGTGTTAGCGATGCCGTTATCACTCAGATCACAAAGCGAGTGAATGGTGGAACACACGGTCTTGATGACCGTCTCAAGAAAACAAAGCAATACTTTGCTTGGGGATAATAGATTGATGGGGGCGAAAGCCCCCATCTTTTTACTTGGTTTTACCTTCTGCCAAGAATTCGGCAGCCTGCGACGGATATTCATCGTCGTTAATTTCTACCTTCTTCGGCTTCTTGTGCTCAGGGATAATTGCCTCTAGAGCAATCTTTAGAATACCGTTCAGAAGAGTTGCACCACGAATCTCTACATTGTCTGCGAGACTAAACGTGCGTGTGAACGGACGGCTAGCAAGTCCTTGATACAGGAATTGCGGGAAGACCCATGCTCCAGCCGAATCCTCTTCAACTGCATCGAACTGAGCAGCTGCATTACCCTTAATTGTAAGTTTATCATCAGCAATCTCAATCTCGAGGTCTTGCTTGGCAAAGCCAGCAACAGCAAGTTCAATAATGTACTTGTTCTCGTCGATCTTTTTGATATTGTATGGAGGGTATTTGGCAACAACCGCTGCAGCCTGATCTTGTGCTGCAAATAGTTTTTCTGCTACCTTATCAAATCCGACAAAGAACTGGTCGAAATCTTTGAAAGCGCGTGCGCTGTGAAAAGTTTTCATGTATTTTCTCCTATTAAGCGAGTTTGTGTTGTGTGTCACCCATTAGGCGTGACGTGGTATTTATACAGTTTACTTAGCTTTCTTAATACGTTCGCGTAAACGAGACGAACTGTAACTGTGTCGACGACTACAGTAGTGGATAGGGATGTCAAGTTCACAACCGGTAAAGTCAGGCTGATTAATATAATCCATGCCAAGGAAACGAACATCCCAGTTATAACCAGCCAACAGGTTT